ATAATGCTACACCGCAGCAACTACTAGCAATGGCTAACGGTAAGGGATAAACAATGCCACAATATATCGGATTCAGTACGCAAAACTCTTGCCAGCCAAGAAGCACGAATATGCAACTTAACAGTTCAATGAACCAGTCTGTTAGTATTAATGGTCTTAACATCAACGGCTACGGTATCCCTACTGGATACGGCGGGGTAGGAAACTCGTTGCTTCCCGGTAAAAAATTTACTTTAACTGACGAGCAACTGGTGATCAGAGACTTCTTGAACGCTTTGAATATTCCGCTTGGTAGCATCGTGGGTCAACCGCAACTGGGAACATCTCTTTGGTCATTCTTGTTTGAACCAAACACCGCAGACATACAAGTTCAAATGGAAAACGAACTTCGTCGTGTTGCAGCCCAAGATCCTAGGCTTGCTCTCAACTTTGTTAAGGCTTTCCCGCAAGAGAATGGCATGTTGATAGAAATTCAATGTTCTATTGTTCCTTTTAACAACCCACAGACTTTAAATGTCTTTTTTAACCAACAAACTACGGTTGCTGCCCCCGTATAATCAAAATCCACTTTTTTGATAATGATAAATATATTAACATCAAGAGAGTATAACTATGGCATCAAGTTCTAGACAATCAGCACTCTTCGGTCTCAATGACTGGAAGACTCTATATCAAACATACAATCAAGCTGACTTTCAGAGCTATGATTATGAAACCTTACGTAAGGCCTTCATTGACTATCTGCGCCTATACTATCCTGAAACCTTCAACGACTACACTGAATCTTCAGAATTTATTGCTTTGATGGACGTTATTGCGTTCATGGGTCAGGGACTTGCCTTCCGTGACGATTTGAATGCCCGTGAAAACTTTATCGACACTGCTGAACGCCGCGACTCTGTTATCAAGCTAGCCAATCTTGTATCTTATACACCAAAACGTAACTTAGCTGGTCAGGGTTATCTAAAGGTTACTAGTCTCCAAACTACTCAAAACATCACTGATATCAACGGCATGAATTTGGGAAATCAGACTGTTCTTTGGAACGACCCCGCTAATCCAAATTGGTTAGAACAGATGAACACTATTTGGAATGCTGCTCTCATCAATACACAGAGAATCGGTAGACCGGGCAATACTACTGACATTCTAGGAGTCACGACTAGCGAATACGCATTACAGATTCCTACTACATCTTTGCCAATCATCCCGTTTACTTCTACTATTAATGGCATGAACATGAACTTTGAGCTAGTGAGCGCATCTACTATCGGTGAAGACTATGTTTATGAAATTCCTCCTGCTCCTTCAGGAAGATTCAATATGCTATATCGTAATGACAAGTTAGGATTTGGATCCCCTGAAACTGGATTCTTCTTCTACTTCAAGCAAGGTCAGTTGCAGAATTACGATTTCTCATTACAACAACAGATTTCAAATCAAAATCTTGGTATTGGAAATATTGAAGGTATCAACAATACTGATACTTGGTTGTATCAGATTAACAGTAACAACACCAGAACACTTTGGACTCAGGTTGCTAACATCTACGCCAATGCTTATCTTCAAACTGAAACTTCAGCAAGAAAAATCTTCTCAGTTAACTCTGGCTTTAATGATACGGTATCATATATCTTTGGTGATGGTGTCTTCTCTGAAATCCCTCTAGGAAATTTCAGAGCGTATGTTCGTGCAGGTAATGCATTAACATACACTATTGATCCGAATGAAATGAACGGTGTTACTGTAGCGTTCACTTATATCGATAGAACAGGTAGAGTACAAACTCTTACTGTTGGACTAACACTTACCCTAACTGTTTCTAATGCACAGGCACGTGAAACATTGCAGGATATTAAGCAACGTGCTCCTACTCGCTACTATACGCAGAACAGAATGGTTAACGGCGAAGACTACAATAATTTCCCTTATACACTGTATAGTTCGATTATTAAGTCTAAGGCAATTAACCGTTCTTCTATCGGTGTGTCTAAAAATCTAGATTTGCTTGACCCCACCGGTAAGTATTCAAGCACCAACTCTTTTGGTAGTGATGGCGCATTGTTCCAAAGTGATGTAGAAGGGTTCTTGACGCTAACAATCAATAATACTAGTGAGATCATTTCGTTTTTTACTAACACTCTAGCTTCAGTATTATCATTGAATAGAGCTAATCAGTATTACATTCAGAACTATCCTAGATACACTGTGACAGACCCTGCAACTACACCGGCTTCACAGTTTATCTACTGGAAGACTAGCACAGTTGATACTAGCACTGAATCAGGTTATTTTTATAATGTTTTAGGTGCACTCGAAACCCCGCAATCTGTAGGAACTTTTGCATCTAATAATCTAAAGTATGTCACAGCCGGAGCGTTGTGCAAGTTTGTTGCACCGGCTGGATTTTACTTTGATGCTAATAATAGATTGATTCCGGGAATTCCAGGTCCGGGCGACTCTAGTTACGTTTGGACTACTATATTGAATGTTGCAGGTGACGGCAGCAATAATAATCAAGGTAGCTTTGCTAATGGAACAGGCCCTATCAAGATCAGCGGATACCTTCCCAATGACGCAATTCTAGCACAAGTCATTCCCGTATTCGACAATTCTATTCCGGCTGAGGTTATCCAAGAATGCATAGTGAGAATGGAACTGCAACAGAATTTCACGCTTATATTTGACAATTCTCTATTGATCAATCAACAACGCTGGTCTGTAGGTAAGGTAGATAATACAAAATACTTTGTCAAGTTTAGATGTACTGGAACTAATGCGTACACGATCACGTATCGTTCGTTGACTTACTATTTTGGATCAGTTGCTGATACTAGATTTACTTTTAATAGAGACGAGATTGTTTATGATCCTTTCTCAGGAAAAGTCATTCAGGATTTTGTTAACGTACTTTCAGTGAATACTCAACCAGACTCAACTCAATCGTTAGGTAGAGACTACAAGGTTAATATCGTCGGTCAGACTACCCAGAGTGACGGCTACATCAATGATTTTGAAGTAGAAGTTGCGGCTACTGATGTTAATAATCGTCAATTGATCTCAAATCCAGACTTCTTCAACGAGATCACTGGGTATGTTACTGGCGGAACTAACATTGGAATCTATACGTTCTTTGAAACAGTTATAGATCCGTTGAATCTGTCAAGACAGTATGTTATTCCATCAACTGACATAGTATATGCGTATTCAACTATCAGTAAAATTGAAGTAGTAAAGTACGATTATCCTTTAGGACAGGTGTTTTATGCTTACAGTGAAAATAGGTTCTACGCATCGGTGCAAGACTTGACTGTACTTACCCCTTCTTATATCATGACACTACAACCGCAATATACAATGCTGCCGGGTCGTCAAGGAGTGTCTTTCCAATATAGACATAATTCTAACAATACAAATAGAATTGATCCTGCGACTACTAACATCATTGATTTGTATGTAGTGACTCAATCATACTATACTGCATATCAAAACTACATTCAAGACACCACTGGAACTATTCCTCCTCCAGAACGTCCAACGATGACTGAACTCGGGCAAGATTACGGTCAACTTCAAGATTATAAAATGTTGTCAGATTCTGTGATTCTAAATAGTGTTGTGTTCAAGCCTCTCTTCGGTCCCAAAGCTGATTCTGCATTGCAGGGTACTATTAAGGTCATTAAGGCAAGCAGCACAAGTGCAAGCGACAGCGAAATCAGAAGTGCTGTATTGACTGCAATGAACACATATTTTAATGTCAATAATTGGGACTTTGGTGACACGTTCTACTTCTCAGAGCTAAGTGCTTATCTCCATGCAGAGTGTGGTGATCTAATTAGCTCTGCTGTGCTTGTTCCCAACGACCCACAAAAACCATTCGGAGACCTTTACGAAATCAAGTGTTTACCGTATGAAATTTTCGCAAATGCAGCTACACCAAATGATATTGTAGTTGTAGCGGCGTTAACGCCCGCAGAACTCCAGGTTGCATAAAAGATAAGTATACATATGGCTAGAGTAAGAACACTTAATTTTCTTCCAGAGGTTTTTCAAACCCCTCCCAATGCACAGTTTTTGGCGGCAACGCTTGACCAGCTCGTAAATCCACCCAATGTAGCAAATATTCAAGGCTATGTTGGTAGTACATTTGGAACTGGTGTCAATGCAACAGATGCTTACGTAACTGAACCTACAAAAACTCGTGCTGACTATCAGTTGGATCCCGGTGTTATTTTCACCAAACCAAATGAGTCCACCGCTAAAGATTTCATCACTTACCCTGGAATCATTGACGCCCTAAAGTTAGAAGGTGGAATAACTGAAAACAATGACAAATTGTTTAAGAGTCAATTCTATTCATGGGATTCCTTCACTAATCTAGATGCACTTATCAACTTCAATCAGTATTACTGGTTACCAGAGGGCCCACCCTCTGTTCAAGTTGCAGCATCAACTGTGTTCTCAAGAGAAGCATTTGTTGTTACTGACAATACCAACACTTATAGTATTGTTAGAGAAGGTTCTACTAGATCAAACACTAATCCTCCAATCACACTATTGAGAGGAGGCACATATACTTTTCAGGTGAACCAAGATACTCAGTTTTGGATTCAGGGAGCTCCGGGTATTTCTGGATATAGCCCAACACAACCAAATCAACCGGTGCGTGACGTTTATGGTGTATCCAACAACGGTTCTACATCAGGTTTTGTTACTTTCGAAGTCCCGCAAAGAACTGCACAAGATCAGTACATTTTCCCTACTACAGTTAATACTGACGTAATCAGTACTAGTCCGTTTGATGACATCAACGGGCAGTTCGCAAATTCGTTTGAAGGTATCGACGGAATCACATCGCTGCAAGGCTTGCGTGTTGCTTTTTATAACACACCACAACCAACTGCATTCATTTCTTCTTACTTCGGTGAAACTGAATACGACAACAATGCTCCTGACTTAGTTGCACCGATCACGCTTACTGTTAATAGCTGTAATACAACTGCATTTACCTTAGCTTCAGGTACTACTAGCGGTTTGGTCGTCGGTGGCACAGTAACATTTACTGGAGTTGGCTTTGGTGGAATTACTTTGGGACAAGTTTACTTCATTCAAAGTATTCCGAACTCAACATCATTCACTATCTCGACTGCATTGAACGGTGATCCAATCACATTGACTGCTGCATCAGGTACCATGACAGTAAATGTCAATCAGGGTCTATATGAAGACGGTTACAGCGTAAGTGTAGGGAACACCTTCTTTAGAGTTACGTATATCGGTGATCCAACTAACCCAATCATCCGATTGATTCCAGATGGATCGATCCCATCAAATACTCGCATTTTGCCAATTTACGGTACAGATTGGAACAATAGACCTTTCTACCTTAACACTTCTAATAACTTAGAATTGATTCCGTATATCAGTGCGCCGCTTGACATTCTATATTATCAAGACGGAACTAATCCAAACAAAGTAGGAATTATTCATCTTATCGAAGATAACTTGAATAATACTATTAATGTTGAGACAGAAATTTTAGGCCGTACAAATTATACTGCACCTAACGGTGTTGTGTTTACTAATGGATTAAAAGTAAGTTTTAACGGGGACGTAATCCCTACAAGCTATCTTGTCGGAGAATATTATGTTCAAGGTGTAGGAACCTCAATTGAGCTTGTTCCTGTCGAAACACTTGTAGTACCGGAAAAGTTCAGTCAAGGTGAGTACCTCGCATGGGACATTATCGATTGGGATATTGGTAATTGGGATATTAGTCTTGACATTCCTGTGGAAGCTGATTATATTACTATTGCACGTAATTCAATTAATAAGAACGCCTGGGCAAGAAGTAATCGCTGGTTCCACATCGATGTAATTACTGCAACTGCAACATATAACGATGATCCTACTATTGTGACAACATTTGCAAATGTTTCTCACAAAGCAGTAAGACCTATCATCGAGTTCTATCCAAACTTAAAACTATTCAATTCTGGTGCAGTAGGTAAAGATCCAGTAGACTTTATTGATACCACTAACACAGATGCGTTGTCAACTGTTCCTGGATCACTCGCATATTACCCTGATGTGCAGACATATTCTACCGCATCTGCAATCATTGCTGCTACACCAACAACTCCGATAGCAGCAAGCTCGTTCGTGCCAGGTGTAACTTATAAAATTAGTACATATGGTACAACTACTGATTGGAATGCTGTAGCCGGGACAACCGGAGCTAATTATGCGG